TTTAATATATTGAATTTGGTAAGGTGTATACATTATCTTACGGATTCCTTTTTACCAAATATATCTAGTTGTAATATACTTATCCTGCCAGTTCCGCTAAGACCTATTGAAATAAACCCGGCGTCATCAGCAGCAGTTACGTCTATTTTCCCTAAAGAATACCCAGTTGTGGCTGATACTGTTTCAGCCGTACCAGCTACAAAATCATAATATGGTGTGGCTGTTATGGTTCTACCTGAGCCGTCTTCGCTTTTAGTATAAAGGAAAGCCTCCCTTAAAGCAACCGTAGGGACAGGTAACCCGTTATCTTTTGTCCTTATAGCCCAAGGAATACTAACCCCAAAATCAGTGTCACTAGTAAAAAACTCACAAATCTGACCTTCATTGTTTCCATAGAATAATCTATACCCATCATTGCCACCACCCCATACGTCCCAACAATTAACTTGGATATTTGGAAAGATAGTCCATTCATTCCTTGCATTATCATAGCAGAGAACTGTGTTATTTGTACTGTTACTCCCATTAGAAAGAGCCAGTAGATAGAAGCCCTTGTAATAAACACCAGCCGCATTCTGTAAATAGGTTCTAGGGATATCTTTTAAGAAAGTGTTTATCCTAGAATCATTAAGACTTATGTTTGATACTCTTAGATTATATTTGATTATCCCTTCATCTGACAGCCAGAAAGCTTCAGAAGGTCCAACAGCTAAACTTTTTGGAGCAAGGCACCCATAAGTAGGATGTATGTTATTAGTATTTATTCCGTCAAACATCCATAAAGAACTGCTTTTGAGAAAGAATTGTAAGCTTGTAAGTTCAAACATGCCCGTTAATTCAGACCCATCATTAGGACTTATTTCAAATACATTGTCAAGAGGTACATAGTAAGGGGAATAAGGTTGAGAAAATCTTATCCTACTACTATGAGAACCGTCATCTTCTTCTATATTTAAATAGTAAGTTCTTTGATTGCTGGCAGCATAAACATATTTAGCTTTAGGTGGTACATCCCTTGTTTCATCCAAGACTTCTGTGACAGCATCTATAGGCACGTCATCTATAAATGTTGCTGTCGTATTGTCAACGATTGTTGCAACGTGCCTCATTGTATCTTCTAATACAGCACGTCTATAAATCTTTCTACCAGTGACCCCCAGGTTTGTAGGGGCTATAGGGATTTGGGAAAGAGCGGCAATGTGATTGTCAATACTAAAGGACGAAGTTACTGCACCGGAAATAGTTGTGCTTGTATTAATGGTACTCGACAGTAAGATACCGGAAGTTTGAAAGCAAGGATTGCTTTCAATTTGTATCCCTCCAGGTCCAGGCTTATAAAAAGTAGCTTTATAAAAATATTCTCCTTCGGGGATATTTCCGATAATTTTGTCCGTAGAGACAGAAACCCATTTTTTTACTTGTTCAAGCGTAACCCCAGGGACAGAGAAAGTGTGTTCTCCTGTTTGTGGGTTATAATATGGGGTGGGTTTAGGAGTAAAATAAATATTCCCACCACTTATGGCTTGTGCTTTGAGGAGAGGAGGAGTTTTAATCATCCTAAGACTGTCAATATTAACAGTCGCGTTCAACCCAGAAGTAGGGAATATTTTTACCTGAGCTACCGCATTTGTCCATGTAAAGTTACTATTGTTTGTGAACAAAGATTTAGGGACTGTATGAATAGTAGCAAAGCTATTATTGCTACAAAATGTCCATGAAGATAAATTCGTTATAATACATTCTGAGTACAACCCACTTGTTGTACCACTTGCTTGTACAAATCTCAGCAGTATACTAGAAATGTTTCCTTTTTTTTCTGTAATTGTAAAGAATTGAATTAAGTCATTAGCATCACTAGATGCATTAGTGGCAAAATTATTTAGGTCAAATATTGTATTGTTTGTAAAGGTAGCTTCCCCGCTGGGAGCAGAAAAGAGCAAAGAGGCTTCCCCACGATCTATGTGCAAATAGGTTTTGTCAGCAGAAATACTTGCAAGCGCACCTGATATAGCCCATCCAGCAGTGCTTTCAAAATTCCCTAAAAATTTTACAAACGCAGGGGAAGAAAGGCCAGCATTATCCACGCTCGATCCATTGAATAGTTTCACTACGTTTGAATAATTAGTGAAATAAATATAATCGTTGTAAGCTGTGACAGAGATATGCCCACTTGCCAGAAGTTCACACGAGACGTTGACAAAGGTTCCAGCCGTATAAGAAATGTAAACCCTGCCACCGGCAAAAGCAGCAGTATAAGAAGTTCCATCTTTTTTGTAATATTTTTTTATTGCATCTATAGGGTAAGGGAGTGTAGCGGTTAAGACAGTCCCTTTCCTTACTGTAGCACACCCTTCATCAAACAAGAAGTTGTCAGACTGTTGGCATTCTTCTGGATTAATCAAGTGAGACTTAGAAAGGTTCAACCCCTTAGAGAAATTGGTTGAAATTATTTTTTCTAATACTTTGTTCATCGTCTTGTATACTCTTCAGAAGGTCGCATATCTTTGGATTCTTCAAACAGATCGTTATATATACCCCGAAGTCTTTGGACTTCCTTATCATACCTTCCGATATAAATTATATATTTCTCGTCACTATCTCTTAACATACACTCGGCTACAGTCCAATAAACAGCAGCCATATAACATTTTTCTGTCAGTTCGTTTGTCGTTGTATCAGAAGATAAAGAAGTAGGAAAGTTGATATAAGGGATATTTATTACCCCTGATGTTGAAGGAGGATAAATACCAACCGTTGTTTGAGTCTCCATAAAATAATTTTCAGGTACAGAAGGGGGAGCCGTCAAGATTTGATCCCTGCCAATTATTTTTTGATCTTTCTGTTTTAAAATCCTGGTGCCTACACTATCTTTAAACACCATGTCTTTTGATCTATCAACTTTAATGAAGTCCACAGGAGTAGAAACCTTCCAGACGCCGGACCCTACTATAGAAGAGGCTACAGTCCTAGGAAACTCTATATCTTCAGCTATTCTCCTGAAAGAGTCTACTCCAATTATTGAATGTAGTTCTGATGAAGTAAAGAATTTAGTTTCATTCTTCAAGAAGAATACAACTTTATTAAAAATATGTTTCCTATCTATAGCCATTTTAACCTCTCACTCAACTTCAAACCAACCGCTCAAGTATAAACCAGCCGCAGCTTCTATATCTAAAGCAGTAGCCCCTGTATTAGTAGCAGCTTCATAAAAGGATATATAAGCTTTATTATTTTCAAATTCAGGCATCAAAATTTTATTAGTGTCGAAAGTAACCCCTACCAAATAGGTTATATTCGCAGCCGTGGGGATACCGTCATTTTTTACAGTAAAAGGTAAAGATATTCTAAGGGTCCCTGTACCGGTATGGGCCGACCATATTAAGACTAGTTTCACAAAAACAAGGTTGCCAACCTTTTGATATTTTCCTGATTGGGTAGTATATGTGCCTGTGCCGCTTGAAGTCCCACCTGTAGCAACAGGGGTAAAATCGGTGAAAGAAGAATCAGATTGATCTGACTCAAAAGAGTTAGTAAGAGTAGCAGAAAAAGTATTACCAGAATAATTATTTGTTGTTGGTGTATATGTATGGGACGATGTATGAATAGCCCTTGTCTGAGAAGCCCCTTTAATGAAACGATTGTCTTTTATTGACACGTAAGATGAATCTGTTGTGACCCCACTTCCAAAAAATGTAATCCCATTCAAACCAGTAGCAGATGGGGTTATCGTATTATTATAAATATCCAAAAAATCTACTGAAGCCACCTGGATAGCCCCTACTGCATTGCCGCAGACAGACAATGTGTTATGATGGTATTTAACGTTTTTAGCGGAGAGAGTTGCAGTTGTCGCTTTGCCGATTTCTGTTATAGAAGTGCCAGCCGCTACATTGCCTGTAACTTCTATCCCATTAACAAAATATAAGGCTAATGGTTCTACTGGAGACGTAGATTTGTTGTCCCTTACTGTGATTCCCATAAGAGGGACTGTTGCCAAATCCTCTATAGTTGAGATTAATATGTCAGCAGCCGAATAAGTGTTGTCTGAATCATATGTGTTCCCTTCAATAGTGACACCATGGAGAGGGTTAGTTAAAACAGAACTATTAGTATAAACTACAGTGCCATATCCCCCACCACAATTAGAGAATCTATTGTTTACCACCTTAATATTCTTGATTACATGGAATGCATTGTTGTTTGGTTCAAAGTCGATAGCCCCTGGCATACCTGTTTTTGTACTGTTACGGAATGTGTTATTCTGGATGGTGATCCCAGTGCCGTCTATTACTGATATGCCGTTGCGGTTGTCTTTGTTCACACCATCGAAAATGCAGTTTTGAACTTTAACATTGGAATTGTGGCGTTCAGTGGCCGCAGTCGGGCTACTGCCTAGATAAAGCCCATCACCTCTATAGCCCAAAAATTTTACCCTATCAAATAATACATTATTAACGCCTGAAAAAGAGACAAGATGCTCATATTGGGAAAACCCCTTAGAGGCTACTTGGCCATCCAAGGTCAAGTCAAAGACAGAAATATCATCTACTTTAGCCGAAGAAGATCCAGAATCTACAAAGAACACACCATAGCTTGCGCCCGTATTTGTCCCCTGTTTTATAATAGTCTTGTCTATCCCCTGCCCTTTTATAATTGTGCCAGCAGGGATACTAATAGTGTCCAATAAATATGTTGTAGCATCGGGGAGAATGAGTTTAGAAGAAGCAAAAGATAAAGCCCATGCGGCTGTAATATTTGTGGTCCCAGGTGAGGTATTTTCACCAAACCAATCAGGGACAGCTTTTCTTAAATTTGTCACCGAACCAGTACCAAAAAATATTTGGTAAGGTCCTGCATCTAATACCCCTGGGATATCAAGAACCCCTGAATTGTTAAAACCGCCGCCTTTAACGACATGAATAGGTAGAGAAACATCAATAGACAAACTATCAACAACCCAGATAGTGTCTATTAACAAACCTTTATTATTAGTTGTCGCAGCAGTAATAGCAGTAGTTAAAGAAGGGTAAGACGCCGCCGAAATTTCCCCCCCATCAAGAGGCCCAATAAAGACAGAATCACCTGTAGCTCCATAAGAACCGCATGAAGTGAGAAACAATAGGGATAGGGTTATAAGAAACATTCTCATTATTATACCTCTTTGAAATAAAGTTTTGCTACACCATCTAAAGGGTCAACAAGGACATGAAGCATCTGGTATGTACCTAAAGTTATGTCCAAAAGAAAAGGGAATTTCTTACCGTAAACCCCTTCCTTTATATATAATTTTCCCCCATCCATAACAAGTTGGTATATTTGGTTTGCAGAATAATCACCGATCATATATACTGGAGGTTGTATATCTATATCCTCAACCATAATAGCCTTTAAAACAAGGGCATTACTATATAATTGATAATAGCTATCATTGGTTTTATCATAAAATAAAGGGAGGTTAGGATCAAAGACAGAAGTCCTTTTGAAGAATTTATAATCACTTTGGTCTACATCGTGATCGTAACAAACCCGTAGACCAGCAGAGTTTAAAGTAGTATCGGTTATCCGATAAGTAAACCCGCAAAGATCGCAATCGTAATATCGTATTCCTTTTATAGCATGATCCCTTGACATAATAAAAATAGGGGGCCACCACGATTCCGCAATGTATACCCCCTATCCCCTCCCTCCTGATAGTTACTATTATTTAGTAACAGTGGCAGTACTATTAGGTTTTGTCCCTACTGAGACAGGCAGGGCCGTATTTGTTTTTGTTGTCGGTGTTTGTTCAGAATCGGTTTTTATAGCAGGTTTATTATCATTGCCGTTTGAAATATTACAGGATAAATTTATTGTAGTACAGCCAACAAAGAGAAGGCTAAGAGGGATTAAGAGTAGAAGTTTTTTCATTTGTGATTCCTTTTGTGCTAAGATTTAACAGAGCAAAAAACCCTGTTATCACCGCACCAACATAATCCCACTTGTCAGCATATACAGCACATAAAGCAAGTATAAAGATGCCAGCCGCGACAAAAATATGCTTGGTGTTTGTTCTCATTTTAAAACCCCTATGAAAGAAATAATTCAATTTCTCTTTCCCTTCTGTCAGCCAAGGCTTGTACGTGTTTGCTTTTAGAGAAATGCCATCTCCTAAACTCATTTGGTGTGTCGATAAAATTATTTGAGTTTATTTTTTTAAGCAAAGTAGAAGTTTCAAAAGCAGTGGTTCCAATATTAAAAACTAGGGAGACCAAAGCATCAAATTGTTCTTGATCTATTAAGACTGAAACAGATTCATTTATTGAATTTTCCGCTGTTCTTATATCCTGCCTCAAAAGGTTGTGGCATTCTTGTTCCGTTATACCATTAGAATAGTCAACCAAGGAATCTATAATGAATATCTTACCAGTTTTAATTTCAGGCTTAGTTAATTTATGGCCTATCCCTATGGTAGGATACCCGCTTGAATCTTTGTAGACTTTAAGTTTTTTCCCTTCTTCATATTCCAAAAATGATATACCCTCATTACTCATTCTCACCAATTTTTACCCTCTAAAACAGATTCATAAAGCTTAAGATAATTAGTTGCCATATTTTCTCTTGAAAAAAACTCAGCTCTTTCTCTGCAATCTTCCGATTTTATAGTATCTATTATACCATCTTTTAAGTAGATAGGCAACTCTTGAATGTTTTTAGCTACAAATCCTGTAACTCCATGCTCTACCAATTCTGGGATAGCACCTGAAGCAGTAGCAACGACAGGGCAACCGCAAGCCATTGCTTCGACCACTGTGAGGCCGAATGGCTCTTCCCACCCTGGAGTACAAGGGAGAATGTAACATCTGGACTTAGAGAAGAAATCAACTGTTTTCTCTCTACTAACACCACCCCAGTATCGTATCTTACCATAATCACTACAATTTTTCATAAGTTGCATAACATAGTTTTGATCTTCTACCATTTGGTCATCGCCAACAAGATCGCCTTCAAGCCCTAAAAGTTTAAGGAGATCAACAAAAACATGTGCACCCTTAAAAGGGGTCATACGAGCCAGAAATAAGAACCTGCCATTACTTACGTGTTCTTTGTATTTGTATTTGTCCAGATCAATCCCGTTATAGACAAACTTAGCAGCGACGTTCAGACCCTTAGAAATACTGCCTGCATGGTGCTGGCTTATCCCCACCATGTTCGGATGCTCTACTGGAGGGGGCGAATCATAGGGAAGCATCCCATGTAAAGTAGATAGCACGTTCAGCCTGGGGTTATCCCTTTTTAACAAATAGATTGGTTTAGTCCATTGATGGCAATGGATTACCATATCTTTATTATCTTCAGACATAAGCCAAGGAGCATATTTCTGGAAAGCATCAGCCTCCCATTGCCTAGCATCAGAAGAGCAAGGACCACAATCAATAAGGTTTACACCTTTTACTTCTGATCCTGTAGGAGCTACCATATACACTTCATGCCCCATATCTGTGAGACATTCGCCAAGATCGGCAACAACCTGTTCAAGCCCCCCGTAGCCCAAAGGAGGTACACGCAAAACCCCACTACTCAGCAAACATATTCTCATGGTTCACCATCCCTTCCCTTCTATCACTTGCTGATACAATTTTTCGTATTCAAGAGAAGCATTCCTCCATGAAAACTTTTCCGCCTGAGTTCTGGCATGTTTCCGCAAATTAAAACCAGCATGAAATCTGCTTGAGTTATTGTACCTGGGCAAGACCTTTTGAATAGTTGTAACAAACTCGTTTTTGCTGTTACAGATAAACCCAGAGTTACCATCAGAGACGAGTTCTGGCATAGCTCCATTAGGTGTTGTTATGACAGGGCAACCACAGGCCATTGCTTCGGCAACGACAAGACCGAAGCATTCAAAGTACTGGACAGGGTAAAGGAAAGCATATGCCTTACGGTAAAGTTCTCTTTTTCTTTCATGATGCGTTGAGTCAAGAAGAAGTTCTTCATAAGTTACATTTTTTATTTGAGAAATACGATCAATATATTTTCTCCCGTATTCTGCATGATCCGCAAATTGCGTACTTCCAGCTACCTTTAATTCAAAACCCAAAAATTCTGCTAGGTCTAACGCTAGATCAAGTCCTTTGTCAGGATGGAAACGGGCAATCCACAGAAACCATTCTTCCCTTCCATTATTCTTATTTTCACCCTCGGTATAAAATTCTGTGTCGATACCCCAATAAATCATTTCAGTATTCAAGCCAAAAGACCTAGCATCTTCTTGCCACGCCTTAGACCCTGTAATTACATTAAAAGGAGGCCTAGGCATGTTATAGCATCTGCCGTTTATAGTATTAATTATTTCCCGCTTGCCATATAAATACCGAAGTCTTTCCGCGACAATATGATCCAAACTACAGTCATGGACAACATCACACGCCATGAATAAATCATGATAAGTTTTTTCAATCCCAACTTCAATGCCATAATCAATTGATCCTTTTTCCGTGTTTGGGATAACATGTAAAAACCCGTTAGGTGGTGTTAGGCTTCCTTTAGGGGCAAAGAGATGAACTTCATGTCCTATCTCTCCTAACGTCTTAGCCAACCCCCAAAAGTAAGATTCACCACCATATGCTAAAGGAGGGCATGTATTTGTGTATGGTGATATAATTGCTATCTTCATGCTATCACCAATACATCAATGCGATTAGTTTCTAATGCCCATTTAGCTTCATTTTCACAAAAAATAATAGGTTCTTCATGAGTATTAAAAGAAGTGTTTATTAATACTGGAATCCCTGTTAAATTATAAAAAGCTCTGACTATCTGATAATAAAAAGGATTAGTTTTATAACTTATGACTTGTGGTCTTACTGTGCCGTCTACATGAACAACAGCAGGTATTTTATTTTTCCATTCCTCTTTAACCCTCCAACAAGAAGTCATAAAAGGGGCATTATCTTTCCCTACATCATAATCCTCTAAGATATCATTAGCAAATTCTTCAAGGACAACAGGGGCAAAAGGCATAAACTCCGTCCTATTGAGCCGTTGGTTCAATGTTTTATTTATGTTAGCATCCCTTGGATCGGCAAGGATTGTTCTGTTACCTAATGCTCTAGGACCAAACTCCATAGCCCCTTGAAAGAGTCCAACTATTTTGCCATCCTGAATCCATTTAGCAATTTCATCAGGGTTCTCCCATGCCCTTTCTTTAGGCAATCCTAAATACATATGCTCTTGTCTCTTGACAGGGATAGGATCAAAAGCACACAAAGCAGCACCGATAGACAGCCCATCGTCAAGCATGGGAGGTGCTACATAAAATTTGTCTACCAGTTGGCTTATTTTCATGTTAGCTAACACATTGGCAAAACAGCCACCAGAAACAGCAACCTTATCATTGCGATTTGTGTTATTACAAAGCCATTCTAAAAGGATTTTCTCAAAAGTGAATTGGCAAGAAGCAGCCATATCTTCTCTTGTTATTGGTATACTACTGGCTACTAATTCGTTAATCCTTTTAAAGATTATATTTTCTTCTCTTTTACCAATAGACCTTATCTTTCCACCTACAACACAGAATAAATTATTAAACCAACCCCTATTTTTCCCAGAAGCAGCAAGTCCCATTACCTTGCCTTCATGCCTATTCGGGGTAAACCCTAAAGCTTCTGTGACATAATAATACAGCATCCCAAAAGCTTCATCTTCGTCTTTTCTGAGACTTTCAACCCTTGTGATCTTACCACCTTTGCAATGATTTATGGACCCGAAATAATCTTCGCCACCACCGTCAAGCGTAAATACTTTACATTCATCCCATCCAGACCATGCATAAGCCAAAGCTGCATGGGCTTCATGGTGAGGGACTAAGGTAGCATTAGGGTAAAGTTCAAGAACCTTGTTGGTATCTTGTGCATGGGTTCTCCCAGAATGGAGGTTAGGGGTAGCAATCATAACTCTATCAAAATCCCATGGTGAACAGCCAAGTTCTTTACAGATATACATTATTGATCTAGCTGGTATACCTCCTTGTTTTTTGTTACCTGTTAGCCTTTCCTCCTCCAAAGCAATAACAACTTTACCGTCTTCCAAAACAGCGGCAGAAGAATCATGACCACAATAAAGACCTAAAACCCTCATTTAGGTTCCTCGCTTTCCTCTTTTGTTTTTTCTATTTAACCACATTCTATACAGAGTATATCACCGTCTATCTCAGTCCAGTCGTCTGCATAGCAAGCAAGCATCCCACACTTGTCACAGTGAACAGCCATTGTCCTCATTTACTTTCCTTTCTTTGAGCAACTAAAAGCCAATTATAAGTTGGCCTACCTTCATGATATCCTTCAAGGAATTTTGAAAAGATAATTACATCAAGATTAGCATCTTGGATAATTTTCTCAAGTCCTTCCTGTGTGAATTGTTGGATATGAGGATGGTGAGATAGCCCTTCATCAGGAGTGATAGAAACTATTTTATCCTTATGAGACGGGAGACTTTGAAAATAGTCCCAGAGATTATCAAACCCCATTGCCTTTAAGCCGTCATCATACATTTCCGCTTTTGCTATATCAAGATTGGGTCCTTCTTGAGGGAGTCTCCATTCTTCATAGATAGTAGCAACCAGCCTTTTTGCCACCCTAGCAGCTTCAAACAGGACTTTAGCGGGATCAGGACAATGCTCAAGCATATCACCTAGGATAGCTGTATCAAAGGTTTGATCTTCAAAAGGCAGATTGTGTGCGTCAGCCTGGACAAAGTTTGGATGGTTGTATACATCCAAATCAACGTGGGTAGCCCTTCCCCCAAAACCACATGGGTCTTCTCCACAACCGATATTAACTATTTTCCCAACTGCAAACATTTGCTGAAATTCAAGCCTTTTGCTCATCTTCTTTTGTTCCTTCCTTAAGAGGTAATGGGCATTCTTTCACAGCAGCACATTTAATAGCACTACCAGCACCAGGGCAACCAGCTTTGATGCAATCTTGAAATGTCATTTTTTAAATCTCCTTTCAAGATAATCTCTTGCTTCCACAATCTCTTGTTTGGTTAAGGATGAAGTCCATACCATTGATTGGTATAAACCTATTTTACCCTTATAAAACATATTTGTCAAATCTAGTTCATTCCAATCAATGTCAAATTTATTTTTATGTTCGTAAATATAAGAGCCTTTGAATGGCTGGAAGATGGTAAAATCTATATCATCCAGATTTAATTCCGATACAAGAGAAGCTGTTTCGCTTATCGTCTCTCTTGATTCAGAAGGCAACCCGACGATAAAGAATCCTTTTACCCTTATCTCATGCCTATGCAACATCTTTACAGCAGCTTTTATAGTGTCTGTGTTTTCGCCTTTATTTATAAGAGAAAGAATTTTATCAGAACCAGATTCTATTCCCATCCCTATCTCGACACAACCACTTTGAGCCATTTTTTCTACGAGTTCATCACCTAATTTAAGTAGAAGATCAGCCCTTGTAAACCCTCTCCATTTTATCTTTTCCTCTTTAAGGAAAGCAGCAATCTTAGCAAAACGGATAGGATCAGCTATAAAGATATCATCAAAGAACATAAAAGCATTATACCCGTAAACGTACTTTAATACAAGAAGTTCTCTTATAACATCGGCAGCAGAATTCAAAACAATTTTGCCAGCAGATTTACAGCAAAATCCACAGCTAAAAGGACAGCCCCTAGAGGTCATAATTGATGTAGCAGGTAGATCATCTATAGTATAGCTATACTTTTTGATATCTATTGCCGATCTATCAGGTAGATATTGAGGGACAGGCAAATCACCCGTAAATTCTGCATCGAAGTCTAAGGCTAGAGGTAAGACGTTTTCTCCGTTGCCTATAACTACGGAGTCAAAGTTGCCACATGAGCCAGGGTCAACGGTAGCATGAGGGCCACCAATAATAACCTTTGCCTTTGGTTCTATCTTCCTTATGTGTTTTAGTGCTGCTAATGCTAGGGGGAATTGCGGAGTTGTGGCGCTTATACCATAAAAAGAAAAGCCCCTGGGTATCTCCTCGATGTTCGTATCGTGAACGTAGGACTTGATACCATGATGGTTCAAAGCTGTAACTAAGTAGAGAATACCCAAGGGAGGGAATACTTTTTCGTCAATAAGGAAAGGGCTTGGTAAAGACACCAAACAAATGGTTTTTGACATTACAGTTGGAGCCTTTCTCTTTCACCCTTCCAGTTTAATTTACAAAAATCAATATGACCACATTTAACAGCAGTGTCAATATGGATAGGGATATTAAGTTTTTTAACTTTCTCAAAGAAATAAAAATCTTCCGAAACTCCAGAAGGTGATCTACCTTGAGTCCATTCAAAATAAGGTTCTTCCAGCCTGTCAAAAATTTTAAGATCAATCAGACAACAGCCAGCACCGACCATTATATCAGGGTGAGTTAACAGGGAGTTAGCATCCAAAACTTCAGGGAGAACAGGGGCGTACCTACCATCTCCTGATTTAGCCTGTTGAATCCAGACACCAGGGGCGCAATGTTTGCTACCGTAGACACCACAAACAATAGGCAATCGCCAATTATAAAGTCTAACTAAGCCATCCGTAGGTAAACAAACATCAGAATCAAGGAAAAAGATATGTGACGCACCCATTTTTTTAGCTTGGGTTACTAAGTCACACCTTGCCCTGTCTATTGGTAAACCACGGTTAGCTATAATAGAAAAAGGTACGGGTGATTGCAAGACCTTAAACTGAACCGCCCATTCAAAAGTAACTATTCCAACGTGAGGTATGGCAATAACAATTAAATCGTTACTACCAGGGAGATTTTCCCAAGCACCAATACCACTCATTTTTTTATCCTTTCTTATCTCCCGAATGATACCACAGCTACTAAACTAGAAGCAGCAGGGGTCCCATCACCAGTGCCCAAAGTTACGTCAAATACATGGCCCGACCAGTTAAGATAAATTTGGTCCTGCCCTGAGCATAGAGTAGCACCTAACCATTGACCAGCAGCGAAGATAATACTGGAGAGTCTTGTAGAGACAGCAGCAGAAACACCAGAAGTTGTTACCCTTGTAACATCCATTCTAAAGAGGCCATCTATCCCTGAAGCACCTACATAAGATTCATTATATTTTTTGCCTACGGCAAGACCAGAGCCATAAACGCTTATTCCGTCATGGTGAGTACATCCCATATCAAACCTCCTTTCGTACCCATAAAGGGCAGGGAGCAGATTGGACTTACCGGGTATCATATACCCAGCGACAACCTACCCCCCGCGATCAGAGTCACTTATTAAATATTACCAACTCCGGGAGTGCCAACAATGCCACGCCAACCAGAGAAGCCGACAGAGAAACGCATATATGCTTTAAACTTTGCATCCCCTGTATCGAAATCATCATCATTATCAAAGGCCAGTTTTTCACGCCAGAAGAACCTAAGATAATGGTCCTCTTTACCAGAGCACAAAAACCATGCGGAATTAGAAGAGAGATAATGACCAACCATATATTTCAAATCTTCATCAGCAAGAGAGTTAATCTCATTGTCGGATGTATGGGGTTTCTTCTCACTATTCAAGAGCTCCCTTGCCATCCATTTAAGATGATTATGAACCACAAGAGTTCTTGGCCTAACGAGGATGGGCAGGTCCCTATCATCTGTAGTATTCTCCATAAGCTCTATGGCAGATTGGAGGGAAGTTATAGACAAGTCAGCATCAGTGGTGAGGCGGTTAGAATAAGGGCCAGAACCAGCAGCACCAGATACATTAGGATGAGTCAGAGAACAAAGAGGTTTACCATCAAGACCAAGCTGAGTTGTAGAGAAAGCATAGTTCATAACATTCCATGCCTGGATTTCTTCTGTCTGATGGGCAGATCTTGACAACGCTTGAGGCATACGCTTAATCACGTTGTACTGGTCATCTTTATACAACTCATGAGTAACCCGAAACCCCAGACCAAAAGGCACAGGAGTATAAGTTTTAAGCGCACCCTGAATAGGGTCATCATAAGTTATAGGCATACCTTCTGTTTTCTGGACCATCTGACCAAGACCAGTAATTTCGCCGTCTTGTTCATAAGCCCTTTCAGTTGACATAACATCAAACAGTTCGGTATATTCTTTCGGACGCATTCCATATTTCTCAAAGAAAATTTCATGCAATTCCGGCTGGAGTAAATTGCTAAAAGCAGACGAGCGACTAGGCATAACCTACCTCCTTATAGAGCCATTGCAGTAGGAGCCGATGTATTCAACACCGCACTATTCTGCAATTGGCAGGAAGGTTGAAGGACTTGGAAGTACGCTCTTCCATAAAATGAAGGAACTGTGTCTTGTTCATAAAGCCCTACAACCCTAACCATAGCAGTAGAATAATTCCCTGCCTTTGCTTTATCTACATAAGTTCTACCGCTCAAGCTGGTAAGACCAAACAGCTGCCCGTTGTCCAATGCCGCTGTTTGGGCAGAAGCAGAAACAGAAGAATGGCCAACATTACCAACAAAGATAACTGATGGAGAAGCAACAAATACACCGCGAACGGAAGACGTTGATCCCAAAGCATTATCAGCTGCAAAACCTACAATACCATAACCACTTGCATCCGTCCCAGGCTTGGTAAGGCCAATTCTGTTGCCTGTCGAACCAGAAAGGCAAACCATTTCACCAGCACGAAACGATTCGGCCCCCAATTCAGGGAAAGACCACAGAGGAACACACCCCCCAACAAGATCAACTCTCGGCATTACACCGATAAGATCAGTTAGAGAAGAACCAGCACTATTCTTCCTTGACATAACAAACCTCCTACTTAATACTCAAAAGTCTTAACACCAGCAGCAGCAGCTTCTTCTTTAAACTTGTCAACAGCCGCAGTGGTTCGTTGTTTCGTCTTCATTTCTTCTTTTTCTATACGGGTTTTGTGGACTTCAAGAGGGATTTTACCAAGGATCAAATCACCATATTCGCTACCTTCAATGGTTTCGTACCCTTCAGCCATCCTTACTCTCATGTTTTGTGGACGAATGTTAAGAGCACGATAATGATATTTGTCTGGTCCCGTTTTAAACTTGTCAAACGGGTCAAACTGTTCATTAGCCAAAGTAGGTTCTTTTACAGGTCCACTTAATTCAATTCTTGCTCCATCCCTTACTTGGAGAGGTACAGCTTTATTCATCTTTCGCCCCCGCATTTTACTCTTTTCTCAGCGTATTTTTTATATGCTTCTTCTTTTGTAATACCAGGATTAAACCTAATAGCAACCCGTTTTTCATCATCCGTCAAATTGGTAGGAGTTGTTCCTGATAGGCCCTCTGAAGGAGTAGACCCCTCCAAACCACCAGCAACTTTTTCATGATGTTCGGTTTTAAGTTTTTCCCGCACCTTACTTTCAAATTCAACAGGATCAAAATACAGTCCTTTAACCATTTTAAAGATTTGGCCTACAATGTTCGGCTGAGTTTTGAGCTTAGGAAACTGAGTAATAATATTATCTATCTCATTTTCATATTTCAAAAAATCAGGATCGCTTTTAAAGGCTTCTTTTTGGTGGTTATAGGTTGACGTAAAAAGAGGATCAACAATTTTTCTAACGACTTTTTCTATAGCCTTTGCAGGTTCCTTAAAGAAAAGTTGATCGTCGTCATCTTCATCCTCTCCGGGTTCTTGTCTGTAAGGGGGTGTTGTTTGCAACTCGGTCAACATCCTCTCTTTTTCCGAAAGTGTCTGAGACTTACGAGTAAATTCGCCTTCCAACTCTTTGTACGCACTCGCAAGATCATCAGCAGTTTTAAACCTACCTAGAATGAGTTCCTCTGGTTGCTCTGAATTAGAGGCAGGGTTTGCTTCATCGGCCATTTTCTTCCTTCCTTTCTTCGAATGATTCTATTAATGTTTCTGGGAGTTTAGCCACAACATCATGCAAGATTTCATACCTGGATAAATAATAAGGGTTAATATTCCCGTCCCTTGCATTTACTATTGAAATAATTAATGCACTATTAGCTAGTCTGTGGACCTCCTCCAGTATAATTTTCCAACCCGCTGACTTCTCCAAATCTCTGAGAACCTGGATTGTTTCCACTTTGTTCATTGACCAAGTCTCCAATCATCCCTATAAAATTAGTTACTTTATCCCCTTGCCCATATGCTTCTTTTATAACATCAGGCAATTCAGGTATATAGTTAGTTACGTCTATCTTCTCAAACGATCTTACCAAATCTTGAGCCATTGTATAATAAGAGCGAATTACCCCGAAAATAAAGCCTCTAAGTTCTTCCGGCATCTGGATTTGAGGAGCCATAACAGTTGAAATCAGCTGTATCATTTGGCTAAATATCTGTCCTAATTGTTGCAGTAAGAGGAGGTTAGATTGCTTTTCAATTTCCTTATTTACGCTCAAAGATGTTGCAGCACAAGAGAAGCCATATTCTTCCCTAAAATTGTCTATATCGACTGGAGGCAAAAGGACATCATCAAAATTACCGTCTCCACCATCTACAGAAAAAAGTTTTTCAGGTCGATATTGTGCGTAGAGCTCAATCACTTGGTACGCCAATTCAGCAAAAGCTTTACGGGAATTGTTTATGACCAAGTCAAAATGCCTGCCTGATTCTTGAAGCAGAGCAAGCGTGCCAGTTGCAGTAGCTCTACTTTTCATCGTAGAACTTTCTTTTCCTAGAGTATAGTCTGTAACTTTGGTTCGCCTTTCATGGTAATCTCTAAGCAAAGAATGCAACACAAAATTACTTTGATGAACTTCTCCTAAAGAAAATTCTTGAAGATCAGTAGGGTCATCAAGCCAAAAAGTCACACCAGGGTAAAGTTCCCCTATATCTCTTTTGGCTCCTTTTCTACCCTTGAAACATTTTACATTAGCTATAGTAGCATTGTCAATCGTTTGATTGAAAGTTGTGTTAATAGCTTCTTGCAAGTGTTCACTTTGTTCACAAATTCCTTTACCATAAACCCTTTTTACCCTTGGTTGATATACATTTTTAATAAAGGGCCTACGACCATGGTTATAGGGAAAATGAATCCACCTAAGATTAACCCCCATATCTTTATGGAGAGTCATAACTGTAGGTTCCGCGAATCCATCACCGTCTATGTCATAATCAAAATAGACTTCATATAAGGTATATTCTTTTAATTCACCTGGGGAAGTCCTCTGTGTATTCTCTACTTCATTCTCTTTTGTTTGGACTATGTCAGAGCCAGTATCAGGGTCACTTGTTGATTCGTCTGGGTATTTTACAATTTTGTCTATATTTTTATAAATACCCATTGTTTGTTTCATTTTAAGGGTATTTTCATTTGGCCGAATTCTATGAGCTACGAAAGAACAAGTTTGCAAATCAATAGCATTAGTAGGAAATATTAAATCCTCTATAGAAATTATATCGACTTTTACATCGTCAAACTCTTTAAATTTATCCCTTCCTACTTTTTTCTTTTCATAACACCAGTACGGTTTAATGAAGCCAGTACCCATTTTATTTTTTTCAAGCAACCATTGCGCTCCGACTTCATAAAGATCGACAACATTTACCAACACTTGTTCCAAAAATCTTTCGATTTGAGCACAACTGTCTTTGTTTATGTTTTTCTTTTTGGGCCTAACCTGAATATATGGATGGACACTAAGAAGGGTGTTGACTTCTCTTGAATGGATAGTTTCTACAGCAATAGCCGAAAGAGGTAAGGAAATATTGCTTGCCCCTTTCCAAGGGAAATCTTTCTTTTCAGGCAAAATTTCTTCGTACTGTTTTATCCATTTGATCCAACGCTTTTCAAGACTTGATCTGTCCTGTAGGGCAAGCGTAATTTGATCGGACACCCATTTAATAACGTCTTTCTCTATTTTAGGGTCAACTTGGACTATAAGAGAATCTGATTTTGCCTGCTGCTTTGCCATTATGCCTTACCTGACCCTCATAGTATGTTGCGTCGTCATTTTGACATTGCCTTTGTTATCTTTACCAGAGCTTTTAGTTTTCTTTGTTGGTTTTTTAGGTGTTTTTTTTGGCATGGCTTACCTCTTTAATGAGTGTAGATGTATAAAATTCCGCTTGGACAACATCGACAAAACATCTTGTCCATCCATTGATCCACTTTATTGATTTGAGATTGGCCTGAAACTTCAACCCTCATTTCGTTATAGACAACACCAGTAGTATCACCTTTAGAAATAATCAAAGCTGATGTTGAAGTAAGATCAGGTTGCAACCAGTAAAAATACTTAACCTTGACATTGTCGTTTGTGATAATTGTATTGGTTGTCCCTGATGTGATTATTATAGGATTTGATCCTGTTATTGACATATCTACCCCCTAAGTCTAAACATCCCTCTTAATGTTATCCATCCTTCCCTAAGAAGATTTACTAAAGAGGGAATAGGAGAGAAAGCCGAACCAATATAACCCCAAGAAGAAATTCTTACCTGAAGCTCCGTTGCCGTGTTAAGCCAGTAACCATTCGTCGATACAGCTTTAGGATCAATTGCCATGATGTTTCTTCTTTTATAACTGGAGTTACCTTAACTTCTTCTATAGGTTTTGGGCCGATAAACTTTTCTATCTCATTTGTCTTGGCTTGTCGTAGGACTTCATTACAAAAATCATACCATGTGTCAAAATCTCTGCCTGCTTTTTCAAAATCAGAAATAATAGTAACTATTTCTTGAGAGTTAAGACCATGGCTTTTAAGCCAATCAAATAGCCTAACTTCGTCTCCAGACCATTTAGCTATATAATCCCTAATCATTACCCACCTCTTGTCCGTTTAGTAACGTCTGAGTCATCTGTAAGCTCCCAATATCCAGATATTGTGGTTGCTGAGTCTTTAAGATATAATCTGTTTGGAGTATATGTTTTGTCAATCACCAGATTATCCCATGAGAACCATCTTACCAATCTTGCTGTATGAGCTAGAGTTCCAGATATCAAAACGGCTGAGTCAGTAACATCTATAGAAGCAACGGCATTCGGGACTGAAGAGATGGCAGTCAAGACCCCGTTAATGCCAGACACATCATTTTTTAGTCCTGAGATAGCAACGAGTATTTTGTTATTACCAGAAGCATATACAGCCGTGTCCGTTCTTAATTGGTTTATATTATCGTTTATCCCAGAAACATCGACAGGGCGAGTAAAACCAGATAGGTCAATATTTTGTTGGGCTTGTGACGCTGAAAGGTTTGTTAAGGTACAAAGACCAGAAATATCATTTCTTAACCCGCTAACTGCTGTCAAAATTTTGTCATTACCTGAACAGTCCACTACCAGGGCAG